CAATGCGGTACTTTAGTAACCCTAATTTCAATGGGTTAATACTACGCCGTACCACGGACGAACTTCGTGAGATCATCTGGAAAACGCAGGAACTTTACCCAAAAGCATTTGCTGGGGCTAAGTGGCAAGAGAAGAAATCACAATGGGTGTTCCCAAGCGGTGCTAGGCTATGGCTTACCTACCTCGAACGCGACCAAGACGTGTTACGTTATCAGGGACAGGCCTTCTCTTACATTGCCTTCGATGAGTTAACGCAACACCCCACAAGTTTCGCTCTAGATTACATGCGGAGTCGCTTGAGAACCACGGACCCTACGCTTCCAACGTTCATTCGCGCGACGACAAATCCCGGCGGCCCAGGTCATCAATGGGTTCGGCGCATGTTTATTGAACCCGCTCCCGCCAACCAAGCATTCGCAGCAACTGACCTAGAAACGGGCCTTCCTATGGTATATCCAGAGGGTAGCCCAAAAGCAGGACAGCCTCTATTTTATCGTAGATTTATTCCTGCCAGCCTGAATGATAACCCCTATTTAGCAAAAGACGGGCAGTACGAAGCAAACCTACTATCCCTACCAGAAATGCAAAGACGCCAACTCCTAGAAGGAGATTGGTCTATTGCTGAAGGCGCGGCTTTTTCTGAATTCAGAGAAAAAGACCACGTTGTTGAGCCATTTGATATACCCCATGAGTGGCGGCGCTTTCGAAGTTGTGACTACGGGTACTCTAGTTACTCTGCTGTTCATTGGTTTGCTATTGACCCTGCATATGAAACTTTGATATGCTATAGAGAGTTGTATTTAACTAAGCATACTGGTAGGGACCTTGCAAAGGCCGTAATGGAAGCCGAAGTAGGGGATACAATTGCTTACGGTGTACTAGACTCTTCTTGCTGGCATAACAGGGGCCAAATCGGTCCCAGTATCGCTGAAGAGATGATCTCTATGGGCTGTAGGTGGCGTCCTTCTGATAGATCGGCAGGCGCGCGTGTCGCAGGGAAGAACCGCTTACATGAGGTTCTAAAAGTAGACGAAGATAGTGGAAAAGCGGGCTTGGTGTTTTTTAATACTTGCCGACAGATCATATCCGATCTGCCCACCATCCCAAGCGACCCTAAAGGCAGCGATGACATCGACCCTAGGTACAAGAGTGACCACGCTTACGACAGCGTTCGTTACGCCGTCATGTCTAGGCCGCGCTCTAAATCAATCTTTGAGGAATTTGGCACAACTACCCCTAGTTGGACACCCTCAGACTCAGTTTTCGGATATTAATACATGGCTCTAGTACCCAGACCAGAAGACCTTAATCTTGATTCCACAGATGATCCCGTTCTGTACGCAGAAGAGGGTTCTAACGTTGATCAAGAGAACCGAGAACTCTCTGAGTTAGTATCTTGGGTAGAAAACCGATTTACCCGCTCCAAAACTGCTCGCATGGAAGACGAAGAGCGGTGGCTAATGAACTACCGCAATTACCGCGGTATCTATGGCCCTGATGTCCAGTTCACTGAGAAGGAAAAGTCCAAAGCCTTCGTTAAGATCACGAAGACTAAGGTTCTAGCCGCATACGCGCAGATGACGGACGTTTTGTTTGCGGGCGGCAAGTTTCCTGTAGGCGTTGAGCCAACTTCCGTACCCAATAGTGTTGCTGAAGTGGTTAGCATTAAGGCGAAACCCGCTGAAGGCCTTCCCGATAAAAAGCGCTCTGCCACGGTGTCTCGAAAAGAACTATTAGGCCCCTATCAGGATGCTTTGTCCGAGTTTGCGGAAGAGGTGGAAGAAGGCGCGGGTAAGAACCAAGGCGACATCACCTTTGAGCCGGCTAAATTCGCTGCCAAGAAAATGGAAAAGCGTATCCATGATCAGTTGGAAGAGAGCGAAGCCAGTAAGCACCTACGGTCTGTTGCATTCGAGATGGCCCTCTTTGGCACTGGTATTATAAAAGGCCCCTTTGCACACAGTAAAGAGTACCCCCGCTGGGATGCGGAAGGTAACTATGATCCTCTCTTTGAGACTATTGCCAAAGTAGAGCACTGTTCGGTCTGGGACTTTTATCCCGATCCAGAGTCCCGTTCTATGTCTGAGGCGGAATACATTGTGCATCGCCACCGGATGTCTCGCAGCCAGTTGCGTGCTCTAAAGCGCCGCCCTATGTTCCGAGAAGAATCCATTGATACAGCGATTGAGTACGGCCCCAACTACACAGAAGAGTATTGGGAACACGTCCTTGAGGATACTGCATCACGCGGCGACACAGAGCGCTTTGAGGTGTTGGAATTCTGGGGATACATGGATGCTGACATAGCAGAGCAGGCTGGCCTAGACCTTCCTGATGCTCTGAGTGACGACGGTGAAGTTCAGGTTAATGCGTGGGTCTGTAACGGACAAACGCTCCGTCTTGTAATCAACCCGTTTGTTCCTGCTAGAATCCCTTATCACGCAGCCCCCTACGAGGCTAACCCGTACAGTTTCTTTGGTGTGGGTATTGCGGAGAATATGGCTGATACCCAACTGCTGATGAACGGATTCATGCGAATGGCCGTTGATAACGCAGCGTTGTCGGGTAACCTCCTAATTGAGATAGACGAGACTAACCTAGTCCCAGGACAATCCATGGATGTGTACCCAGGCAAAGTGTTCCGGAGACAGGCGGGTGCCCCAGGACAGGCCATCTTTTCTACTAAGTTTCAAAACGTTAGCCAAGAACTTCTTATGATGTTTGACAAGGCTCGTCAACTGGCAGACGAAAGCACAGGGATGCCTTCATACGCACACGGGTCTACTGGTGTTATGTCTACTGGGCGTACAGCATCGGGCATGAGTATGCTTATGGGTGCTGCGGCACAGAGCATTAAATCTGTTGTTAAAAATATTGACGATTACTTGCTCGGCCCGCTTGGTCGGTCGATGTTCGCATTTAACATGCAGTTTAATTACGACCCTGAGACTAACGGGGACCTAGAAGTCGTATCGAAAGGCACCGAAAGCCTTATGCGCAATGAAGTACGCTCACAGCGTCTTCTCCAGTTTATGCAGATGTCTGCCAACCCTGTGATGGCACCGTTTGTTAAGTTTGACTACATCCTCAGAGAGATTGCTACGTCTATGGACTTAGACGAAGAAAAAATCCTTAACGATCCAAGAGAAGCAGCACTACAGGCTAAGATGATGGCTGAATTAGCCGCTACTATGCCGCAAGAGGCAGCACAGCCAGCCCCTTCTGGGGCCGCGCCTAGCCCCCAAGACCCAACGGGCAATGGTGGTGGGGTGATAGCCGCAGGGAATGCTCCAGAACCGAATGCTCAAGGGTTCTCTGGTTCAGGTGGGGGAGACAACGGGGGTCAACCGGCGCAACCACCACAAGGCTAATACATGTTGAGATCACAGGCCCGTAAGGCCCTACTGTTTGTGAACAGTCCAGACATTTACGCATCTTTCATGGGCGTAATTTCTGATAAAATAGAAGAGCACCGCAACAATCTAGAGAAGACCAAAGATGTTGCTCGTATCAGCGAATTACAGGGCGCTATTGCTGAATTACGTCGGCTACAGCACCTACGAGAAGAAGTGATTGAGGGGGCTGAAAATGGCCCAGAGTAACCTTATGCACTTCATGCCTGTCTCTGTATATTCTGCAAAGGCGGGGCTTTCTCAGGAAGACCGTGATCAGATTGTAGCAGACATAGATGCTTCAGTGGCGTCCCACGACGAAACTAATTCGTCTAGTACATGGACCGGCGACGTGCACGGCTTTCACGAACTGCACAACCAACCTGCGTACACCCGTTTATTTGGTGTGATTAGCGACCACGTCCGTAGTTATATCGAACAACTCAACATAAATACTGAGATTTTTGATTACTACTACACCCGCTCTTGGGCCTCCCGACAGACTAGAGGCCGTCAGATCGACTACCACCGCCATGAACAGTCGCACTTCAGTGTGGTTTATTACCCGAAAGTTCCCACACAGTCCGGTGCCTTTTGCTTGGCGACTGACAACCATCAGAATGAAATCGTAGATGGCATGTTCCGTACTGAGTATTATGAAAAAGGTATTATTAAGGCTGGCGCGCCACACACGATGGCAGAAATACCCCTTGATGTAAAAGACGACGATCTACTCATTTTCCCGTCTAAAACAGCCCATCGCACTGGTGTTAGCGGTACTGACGAGCCTCGCTACTCTATTGCCAGCGACTTGTTATGC